AAAAAGAAGGCACTTTAATTAAAGTGTCGGAAGTGGTAAAAGTTTGGTCTGATTATATTCTTGCTTGCCGGGCTAAGCTGCTGTCAGTACCGACAAAATTGGCTTATGAATTAGCTGGAGAAAGCGATCCTTTGGCTATAGAAAGTATATTAAGAAAGGTAATCGATGAAAGTTTAGGGGAATTAGCGAGGACAGAATTTGAAGGAAGCCCAACAGCTACTAGCGCAGACGGCGACGGCGTTTCAGCCACCGCCGAGGTTGACGCTGAGTGAGTGGGCTGATACTTACCGGCGATTATCCCCAGAAAGTAGTGCCGAACCGGGACAATGGCGCACGGCACGAACTCCCTACCTTAAAGAGATTATGGACTCCATTGGCACTTGTGAGCGGGTGGTATTTATTAAGTCGTCTCAGGTGGGGGGGACGGAATTAATTAATAATTTGGTGGGGTATTACATCCATCAGGATCCGGCTCCGATTCTCAGCATTAATCCTACTTTGGAGATGGCCGAAACGTGGTCAAAGGATCGGCTAATGCCTATGCTAAGAGATTCGCCGGCTCTGGTGGGGAAGATTGATACTCGATCGCGTAAATCGGGAAACACAATCCTGACTAAAAAGTTTCCGGGGGGACACATAACTATGGCGGGAGCTAATTCCCCTTCTAGTTTGGCCTCCCGTCCTGTGCGGGTGGTGGTTTGTGATGAGGTGGATCGCTATCCTTTTAGTGCGGGGTTTGAGGGTGATCCGGTGGAGTTGGCGGTTAAACGGACGACGACTTTCTGGAATCGGCGTGTGGTATTGGTTTCCACGCCGACGATTCGAGGGGCATCTCGGATCGAGAGCGAGTACGAGCGATCAGATAAGCGTCGCTATTTTATCCCCTGTCCTCACTGTGGCTATGAGCAGCATTTAGTTTGGGGACAAGTGAAATGGGAGCCGGGAGACCCAGAAGGCGCTTGGTATGAGTGTATTGATTGCGGCAAAAAAATTGAGCATCGTCACAAGCAAACTTTTTTGAGGGCTGGTCGCTGGGTTGCGACGCAATCTGGCTCAAAAGTGGCTGGATTTCACATCAACGAGCTTTATTCTCCCTGGAAATCTTTTGGGGATGTGGCCAAGGATTTTCTCAAGGCTAAAGACGATCTGCAATTGCTTAAGGTGTGGGTCAATACTTCTCTAGGTGAATCTTTTGATGAGGCCGGGGGCGAGGGGATTGAATGGCAACATTTAAGCAATCGGGCCGAACCTTATCAACCTTTGACGGTTCCCCACGGGGGACTATTGGTCACGGCGGGGGTTGATGTACAAGGGGATCGGCTATCGGTGGGGGTTTATGCGTGGGGTCCAGGTGAGGAAAGCTGGTTAATTTATTCGATCGAGCTTTACGGCGATCCGACCGAGTCAAAGGTTTGGGAGGATTTAGATATTTTGCTTTTGTCAAAATTTACTCATGCAGGCGGGTCTGAGTTGGCAATTACGGCAGCGGCGATCGATTCTGGGTTTAAGCCAAATGAGGTTTATAACTTTGTGCGGCGGCGGGCTGGGCGTAATCTTTATGCGGTTAAGGGGATGTCCACGGCCGGGAAGCCGGTGATTGGTAAACCGACTTATCAGGAAGTCACTTATAAGGGTCAGGTGCTTAAAAAAGGTGTCCGGCTGTGGCCGGTGGGGTCTGATACTGTCAAGGGGATTATTTACAGTCGCTTGCAGTTGAAAAATTACGGGCCGGGTTATATTCATTTTCCCATTGGCTTAGATTCAGAATACTACGAACAGTTATGCGCTGAAAAGCTACAAACTAAGTACGTCAAGGGTTTTCCGCGTCAAGAGTGGGTTAAAATTCGCTCTCGTAATGAGGCGCTTGATTGCTTGGTTTACGCCTACGCGGCCGCTACTGCTTTGGGGATTGCGCGGATCGATTGGAATAAATTAAGGGAGTCTTTGACCCCGCAAATTGAGGAAAAACTAGAGGAAGTTGTGGCCGTGCCAAAGGTTCGAGAGCAAAATAAATTTCAGTACCCGAGATCCAAAAAGGGCAATTTTGCCAGTAGTTGGTAAGTATGTTGATTGTTCCTAAGTCTATTACTATTGGCGATCGCTTGATTTGGCGGCACCGCGATCTGCGGGGTCTTGATCCTGAAACAGGAAACCCTGTAACTTTTGACCCGGCAATTTATCAGTTGAGCTGGTCGTTTCGCGCCGTAGGTTCGATTAATGGCGATTCCAGTCTGGACGTAATCGCCGTCAATGACAATGGCGAATTTCTGACGATTGTTGATAGCACCAACTTATTAGGCGCGGGAACTTACTTTTATCAAGCTTATATTACTAAAAATCTTTTGAGAAGAACTATACAATCGGGAGCTGTGGAAGCGGTAATAAATTATGCCGCTTCTCCCGATTTTGACGGCCGCAATCAATTGGAAAAAGATTTGGAGATTATCAATCAGGCAATTCGAGCGGTAGTGTCGGGGGGAGTGCAATCTTACTCCATACAGGGGCGTTCCTTGTCTAAATTATCTTTGTCTGAGTTGATGTCTTTGCGAGATAGTTATCGAGCTGAATTGCAAAGAGAACAATCAGCAAAAGCGGTTTTACGAGGGGAAGCTAATCCCCGGCGGGCTTTTGTGCGGTTTGGAAGATAATAAAAAACCCCCAAGGAGGGAGCTTTTTAGAGGAACAAATAGACCAACCTGTAAGCCTTTTAGCCGCAACGCTAAATATAGTCTAATTATAGCAGTTAAAAAAGTTAATTGCGAGAGGTAGGAAAGATGAAATTTAAATATCAGTAACCAATGGCGCTCGATTTCTAAAAGGGTGATTTGTTGAAAGATTTGCCTGCTCCCCGCTTCTCCAATAGCTGTATCCTTGTATTAATCTAAAATCTTTAACCGAAATAGACCCTGTAACAATTATTTCGCCAATATTCCCGCCCCAAGGCTCTGCCTGAGAAAGACTAACATTGCCCCCTATACCCAGCCCTTCGCTACTGTTAACTATGGTAGAATCGAAAGCGAGTGTAGCGGGCGTATTATCGTAAAATCGTACGCTATTTGTATTTGCGCCGATGTCTGCCGTGGCGACTACTTGGTGGGCAATTATAGTGGCTCCTAAAGCAGTATTTATTTTAGAAGCAACTGGAGACGTAACGCTTGCGTTTCTGTGAATTGATAGCAAACTGGAACCAGAGCTGTCGTTTCCGAGATACTGTGATTGAAAAGAATTAATTCCAGCCGCTTTTGAGATTGTTAATCGCCCGTAAGCACTGGAAGTATTAGAAGCTATTACAGTTACTGTAAATGATCCGCTAGGAGCAAAATCAAAAGCAGGAGTCTCGAGTACTTGAAAAGTTCCCGAAGCAAAATTTATTCCGCCCCTATTATTAAAAGCTGAAGAAAGATAAGTGGGTCGATTTGATGCGGTTGCTTGCGTTACGTGCCTAAAATTGCCGCTCTTATCCCACCATTGACTTACCCTCCCTGAAGATAATGCAATAGTCGAAAAATCAAAAGCATCAAGCCACAATAAAAGCGTTCCAGCAGGTAAATCTGTAGGTATCCACAACCGCGGCGGACTAGCATCAATTATTAGCATTTAATTAAAAACCGCAGACACTTTGAGAATATTCTGATCCAGCAATTGAGCCAACAAATTATCATCGCTGAATTGTTCTATGACTGCTTGCAGAATATCTGATTCAGGAATCGGATTTAATTTTCCTTCACTATCAACAGAAATCGCAAGTCTTGGAGTTTCTCCAAATACTGCAGCAGTCATGCCTAACTTGGCTACGTTTAGTTTTACATAAGGATTAAAAATGATCATTTCTGATAGAATCCTTTTATAAACGTAAAATCGGACGAACTGATCATTGATTAAACCAGGCTTAATCTGAGTATCAAAAAAAGCTTGATTAGTTGAAATTTCATTAAAAGACCCAGCTACATTTGTTAAGGCAATTTGGTATCTTTCAATATGTTCGGGACTATTTAAAAATAAGTTTTGAGCGGTCAAGGAATTAGGCATTTAAGTTAGCGACGCTGTTTCGCGAAAAATTAACAAGAAAAGAATATTTAATGGACCACCAGTTACGCTGGTAATATCAAATCGAATTTCCTGAGTAGTAGTAATAATCTGCCCTTGTCCAGATACTGTAAAATTAGCCCGAGTAGTAGCAAGAGAAAGATTAGATAATCCTGGAATCGCACCAAAAGATGCTCCACTACCAAAGCTAAAAGTTATTGTAGCATTCCCCAGAGTCGTGCGTAAGTTTCGCACTTCTAAAAGAGTAATTTCTCTCGGAAAAGAAGTAACAGAAATCTGTTCCGCATCAGAAACATTCCTAATAGTTACCTTCTCGTCTTGTAACCGGTTAGAAACCCATCGGGCAGTGGCAATCGAATCTAAAGTGTCAATAGGTCCGAGGAATTCTTTCACGATACTAAGCTAGTAATTTGGCTACAAAACCATTGACGGGTGGTACGGCTGTAGAGGCAAAAGTTAGGCGAATTGAAGTATTACTTAATCGCTCTGTGAATACGCCTACAGTATCTCTATTACCACTATTGCGAATTACTTCTACACTGGGGTTAGTATCAGTTAATGTGTGTGTAATCACAAAAACCGTATTGATTCCATCTCCAAAAGGATTAGTAGTTACAGATCGCCGTCTTCCAGACCAACTAGCAAGCGAAGCCGGAGACACATATTTAGCTGTATCTGTCCCAGATTCTAATTCGGCTAAAGTAGCACGCTGTACCTTACCCGCAGTGGTTTCGGTTGCGTCGGGTACTCCCGACCCGTGGACTTGCCAGATTACAGGGGAAGTCCCCAATGTCACAGATTGAGTAATCTGTCTGTAGGTCACGCTGTCATCGTTATTTCCACTACCAGAGGCAACAGTTACAATTGCGTTTCTTAACTCGGCTCCCGTACTAGCGTCAGCAGTGCGGGTAGCCGGAACAGAATCTCCGTTCCAGTTGTATAGTCCGTTTTCCGTATTATTGCTTTGATTAGCGGCAATAAAGCGAGAGTTTGCCAATGTCATTGTTACTCCACCAATGACCGACCCGGGGGCATTTAAATTGATATTTGATGGGGCGGATGCGAATACTGCATCTTTATAATCAAAACCTTCTAGGAGGGCATTTACAGTGCCAAAGTTAACTAAATCGTTAGGATTTTCAGGAGCAACGGAAGCTCGAATTCTCCCTTTGAATTCAACGTCAGACCAAAATTCGATAAATGTCATAATTACCTCGATAAAATTGCATAACCACTAAAAGGACTACTAAAAATAATTTGAGTAGTAGTTAAAGAGAGATTTTGTATAAAAGCCTCTATTTTTACTCCTCCTAAGCTAAAAACCTGAGTTTGTGGCTCAAAATTTAAATTATGAACGATTGTCCAAATTGCAGACGGAATGTTTTGAATATGCTTATAAAAAGCGCTCCCATCTCCTGGCGGGCCAGGATCGCCCTTAATAAAAACAGTTGGATCGCGTTGAACAAAAACTGAAGTTTTTGTTCGAATTACAACCTGACCGTTTTCAATAATATAACTGCTCATACTATCACCGTCACTCGATCGCTTACTTCTACTGGACCTTCAGAAACAGCAAAAACTTGAGTTAAATTGGGATTTTGTAG